AGCTGACGAAGGCGAAGATAAAAATACGTCAAGGAATTTCAACCAAGGACATAACCGAAGCGCTTGGACTTGATGAAGAACAAATCGAAGAAATCAAATCCGACGTTGAAAACAATCAAGACGTTTTTTGGACAATCACACAACTGAAGACCGGGGAAAAAATTTCAATCGAACCGAATAATTACAGCGCTTTTTTATCAAAGCACGGATTCGGGAAATACTATCCTGAACGAGCGCTTTCACCGACGTTTGTGGTGGTGAATGAAAACAAGGTTCGCTTGTCATCGGTTGAACAAATCAAGGACTTTGTTTTGAAATACCTTGAAAAGCGTGGTGAAATAAGTGTGTGGAATTATTGCTCACGTTCGACGTATCTATTTAGTGAAAATTTCCTGAACATGATTGATTCAATCGACGTCAAAATGCTTCAGGACACCAAGACGGAATCTTTCATTCCATTCAAGAACGGCGTGGTCACAATCACGAAGAAGGACGTGGCGTTGAAAAGTTACATTGATGTGAACGGCTACATTTGGGAAAATCAAATCTTGAACCGGGACTTCGTTCAAGTCGACGACCACAAGAACGATTTCCAAGATTTCATTTTCAAGGTATCGAATCAAGACCAGACGCGAAGTGTTGCACTTGAAACAACACTTGGTTATTTAATGCACACCTACAAAGACAAGACGGAACAAAAGGCAATCATTTTCAATGACCAAGAAATCGACGACAACGCGAATGGTGGTTCAGGAAAATCCTTAATGTTGACGGCAATTAATTATTTTAGGAATTTGGTCACCGTTGACGGAAAACAATTCAATTCAATGAAGAACGACTTCGTTTATCAACGTGTTAATCTGGACACGCAAATTCTCGCGTTCGACGACGTCAAGAAAAACTTTGACTTTGAACAACTTTTCAGCGTGGTTTCACAAGGAATCACGGTCAACCGAAAAAACAAGGACGAAATTTATATTCCATTCGAACGTTCACCGAAGATTGTCATCACAACGAACTATGTGATTGCTGGCGCCGGATCGTCGCACGACCGAAGAAGGCACGAACTTGAATTTTATCAGTATTTCAACGCGCAACATTCGCCATTGAAGGAATACGGTCGTTTGTTGTTTGATTCGTGGTCACACGATGACTGGTCAAAATTTGACAACTACATGATTTCCAACGTACAAAAATACCTGAATGACGGATTGACCGCGACGACATCAATCAACGCCGACACGAAGCGATTCATTCAATCGACTTGCAAGGACTTCTTCGAATTCGTTCGTGAAGGGAATCTTGAACTTGACATTTACCATTACAATCAAGCGAAGCTTCAGGAATTCCAAACCGAAACGAATTCATTCAAGGACTTGTCAACGCAAAAGTTCAAAAAGTGGGTAAAAGAATACGCGAATCACAAGGGGTACAAATACACTGAAGGACACAACCATTCAGGTCGTTATTTTATCTTGTCGGACGGTTCACCAGCGAATGAATTTACACCGAAAAACGATTGTCCATTTTAATTTTTAATATATGAATTACTTACTTATTTTAGCAATGATCCTGACGATTGTCATTTGGTGGATTGCGATTTATTTATTCGGTTGGTGGGGTGCGGTTGGTTGTCTTGTCATCGGAATTGCCGGGACATTGTGGATTGAAATCAAGGGGTTGCCATGAATCAACACAAGATTTATCGAGTATTAAAATTGATTCAATTACTTGAAGTCAAACCACGAACCGTGAACGGAATGTCAAGGTATCTTGGAATCAGTGAACGAAGCGTTTACCGATATTTGAAGCTATTCGAAAAGCTTGAATATAACGTAAAACGAGATATTTATTACAAATACTATATTGAAAAATGAACAAGCAAAACAAAGAACGTCTTGACGCCTTGAAGCTGGCGAATGACATCGAAAGACATCCTTCATTCCCGAAGGACTACTTCGTCAAAAAGAAATGGGACGACAAGACCGCAAACGGATTGACCAAGGCAATCACATCGTTTATCCAGTTCAACGGCTACCAAGCGGAACGAATCAACACAATGGGCGTCGCAAGGGAAAACAAACGAACCGACGGAAAAGTTATCGGTGTGACGTGGACGAAGGGAACAACCACCGCTGGTTCAGCTGACATTTCAGCGACTATTCGTGGACGTTCAGTGAAGATTGAAGTCAAGGTCGGAAAAGACCGTCAAAGCGAAGCACAAAAGCGATACCAAGAATCAATCGAACGCGCTGGTGGTGTGTACATGATTGCGCGTGATTTCGATTCGTTTGTTGAATGGTTCGATGAATTCGTGAAGTCATGATAACAATAACGAACGAAGACAACATGGTCTTAATGGCTCGATACCCTGACAAATACTTTGATTTGGCTATTGTTGATCCGCCGTATGGAATAGGTGCTTCAGAAATGACAATGGGAAGTGGTAAAAATAAGAAGTATAAAAAAGGCAAAAATTGGGATAATAAAACACCTGAAGAAAGTTATTTTATAGAACTTAAAAGAGTATCAAAAAACCAAATAATTTGGGGTGGTAACTATTTTAATTTACCATTAACTAAGAGTTGGATTTTATGGGATAAAGGTATTTATTGGGATTGTGATTTTGCAGACGGAGAAATGGCTTGGACTTCTTTTGAACGTGTTTTAAGAATTGCACAAATAAGATACAAAGGTTTTCTTGGCGCTGATAAAGAACGAATACACCCAACCCAAAAACCTATAAAACTTTACAAATGGATTCTTGACAAATACGCAAAGCAAGGCGACAAGATTCTTGACACACACCTTGGTTCAGGTTCAATTGCGATTGCGTGTCACGATTATGGCTTCGACTTGACCGCATGCGAACTTGACAAGGAATACTTTGACAAAGCGATGAAACGAATCAACAACCACAAATCACAACAAAAACTTTTTTAGCTTTGATGTTTCACGAATGAAAATTATTTTTATCTTTGGTGAAATTTAATACTTATAATTATGGCGACAACAAGAAAAACGACCGAAACGGTCACACCTGAAGCACCGAAATCATTGTTTCACAAGCTTCATTCAGCGAAGCAACACATCGGAAAGGTTGCGAAGAACGCAACGAATCCACATTTTAAGAAAAGTTACGCGGACATCAACGCATTGCTTGAAACGGTTGAACCGATTCTTTTATCTTATGGCTTGATATTATTGCAACCAGTCAAATCGAATCTTGTCTTGACACAAATCATTGACATTGATTCTGGTGATTCGGTTGAATCATGCATGGAAATTCCGATGAACATTGTTGATCCACAAAAAATGCTTGCGTGCGTGACGTATCTTCGTCGCGGAACGCTTCAGTCATTGTTGTCACTTCAGGCAATCGACGACGACGGACACGAAGCTTCACGTCCTTCAGCAAAACCAACCATTGACGAAGAACGATTCAAGAACGCTTTGAAGGCAATCGCTGACGGAAAGTTCACGGTTGATAAATTGAAAGCAACTTATTCATTGACACCTGAACAAATCAATCAATTGAAATGAAAGAAATGACCGCTGAACAACGCGCAAAGTATTTGTTTGAATTGTTTGACTTCATCGAATACGATTCGAAGGTGAAGACATTCATGACACGCAAATCATGCGCGTTGATTCTGGTTCAAGAATTAATGAAGGACGTTGACATTAAATCGCGTGACTTCATTTATTGGTCAAATGTTAAACTTAACTTATTAGAATTATGAAATGGCGTGCTTCACAAATCGGTAAACTCATGACAACGTCCCGGTCGAAAACGGATGTCTTGTCACAAACGGCGAAAAGCTACATTGAACAACTGGCGAAAGAAGATTTCTTCGGTTACACTTCACCGCTGGTCAATCGCTACCTTGACAAAGGAATCAACCAAGAACTTGAATCAATCAATCTTTTGAATTCGGTTCGCTTTGAGAATTACGAAAAGAACACACAACGGATTGAAAACGAATTCATCACTGGTGAATGTGACATCCTGAC